GTTCTGGCCTAATTGTTAGCGGTCACGGCAGGCTGGAAGCGGCGAAGGTCCTGAATGTAGATCAGGTCCCTTTAGATGTGCAGCATTTCGCCTCTGAAGAGCAAGAAACGGCATGCTTGCTGGCAGACAATCGCCTGGCTGAGCTGGCGGAGATGGACAGAGAGAAGCTGAAGGACATGCTTGAGGGTCTGGATCTCGGCGAGTTTGATATGGATTTAACCGGCTATGACGAGAAGTCAATAGAGGATTTGATGACAGCCTTCCGTGTCGACCCTACGGAGCCGCCTGACCTGTCTCAGGGCGCAGGAAATGGCTTCCAGAAGATGACTCTTACCGTTTCGGACAATCAGGCCGGAATCATAGAGGATGCTCTAAAAAAGGCGAAAGCGGACGGCCACGGAGAAAGCTCAGAGAACGAGAACAGCAACGGAAACGCAGCCGCCTGGATATTCGAGGCGTATCTAAATGGGTGACGCTAAAAAAATCGTGGTTCAGCCTATCAAGGCAAAAGACGCTGACAGAATAGTGAAGCGCTTGCATTATTCAGGCAAGGTTGCGGCTACTTCCCAGCTCCACTTCGGTGTTTTTCTTGACGGAAAGTGCGGTGGCGCTCTGCAGTTCGGGCCGCCGATAGATAGGAGAAACCTTCTTCCGCTGGTCAAAGACACAGAGTTTTACAATTTCCTCGAACTCAACCGTATGGCCCTTGCGGACTGGCTACCCAAAAATGGAGAAAGCCGAGTCATAGCTTACTGTATGCGATTTATTAAGAAGCATTACCCAAAAATTGAGTGGGTCGTTTCTTTCGATGATGCTACGCAATGCGGAGACGGAACGATTTACAGAGCTTCAGGCTTCTATTTGACAGGCATAAAGAAGAACTCGACCATATGCAGGCTCGCCTCTGGAGAGGTGGCAGCTAAGCATGGAACGAGCAAAAAAGACTTCGCTGGATCCGAAAAACTTGCCGGCTTCCAGCTCAGATACATATATTTTCTCAACCCTGAAGCAAAGAAGCGACTGACGGTCCCTATTATTCCGTTTTCAGAGATTGCAAAACGAGGCGCTTCGATGTATAAAGGTGAACCATGCGCATAAAGCATTGTGGTGATGTGCTCGGCCTTCCAGCCGAGAGAGGGCGGTTCAATTCCGACCTGTGCGCTCCATTTTTAGGTGCAAAAGTGATTTCTTGTTTTCTCATTTCTTGGAAAGATTTTTAAAACACTCGTTATTTCTTTGATTTTATAGGCTAGCCCAAGGGTAGGGCTAGCTATAAGACAAGAATAGAATAGAATAGACAAGACATATACTAAGATACTAGAGGGGGTACGGGGGGGATGAAAAGTGGCGGCAAAGAGTAAAAAAAAGATCACTCCGGTCAAGAATGGCGTTTACGATCCGAGCCGGCACCCTTCCCTTATCTTTGCTTTGTGCGTCGTCGGGAAAGATGACACGGAGATCAATCACCTGTTGCAGCTCAGCAAAAACACCTTGGGAATTTGGCGAAAGAAATACCCAGAGGTTCACAAGGCTTTTGAAGATGCCCGAGAAGAGGGGGCTGTCCTGGAGGTCAAAAAGGCTCTGTATAAGCGAGCACTCGGCATGAAGGTTACAACCCAGCAGGTCCGCTCTAAAATCGGCGCTGACGGCAAGCTGGAGCCCTTGAATGCGACCAAGGCAGAGGTTGAGCTTCCGCCTGACGCAAAAGCGGCTCAATATATCTTGAACAATCGGCGACCGAGAGAGTGGAAGCAGAGGCAGGAAATAGCGCTCGGCCCTACTGGTCCTGCCAAGCCTCCCAATGTACATTTCTATTTGCCCGAGAACGGGCGCCCGATTGTCAAAGACCCAGAAGAAAATCAAGGAGACAGCAAGTGTCAGAAGCAGCTCAAGCGGGTAAACTGATCCATCTCGGACCAGAAGAAGGAGGCAGACAGGAAATGTTCCTGGCTACGCCGGCCGACATTGCTATTTACGGCGGAGCAGCCGGTGGCGGGAAGGCGCTCGACGTTGATACTCCTATCCTGACAACTTCGGGCTGGTCGTCTATGGGGGATCTATCCAGTGGAGATTACGTCTACGGGACTGACGGCAGGCCTACCAAAGTTCTGCAGGCGCACGAGCCGTATTTTGCTGTTAAGGTTTATGACGTAGAGTTTGATTGTGGCGAGCGTATTACCGCGGACGCAACACATCTATGGCACACGTTCACTGAAAAGGATCGCGCCGCGGACTATAGGCGTGATCCAGAGGTAAGAGCGAGGCGTAGAGCTAAGCGTAAGTCCCGAGGAACCGGAAAGCGCCCTGATTTATCAAGGCGGAATGCTGCGCAAGGGTTGAGCCACGTTCCATCCATTGTGACCGGCTCAGTCAAGACTACAGAAGAGATCAGGTCTACGCTTTTATCTAAGCGTGGGGCGCTCAATCACAGTATCGCTGTGCCTGCTGCGGTTCATGGCAGACAGTGGTCCTGCAATATCAATCCGTATCTGGTAGGATACTGGCTTGGTGATGGTCACTCGAGAGAGGGAGTGCTGACTATAGCTGAGCCGGAGCAAGTGGCTATTATCAAGGCTATAGAGCCAGGTATGTACAAGAACAAGCAACAATATGCCTACCGAGTACCAGCGCTGACGGCAAGGCTTAGGGCATGCGGGTTGCTGAATAATAAGCACGTTCCGGACTGGATATTAACCGCAGACGTTGATAGCAAGCTGGAGGTGTTGCGGGGGCTGATGGATTCTGACGGCTCCGCCATGAGGAACGGGAGGCTTGAGTTCTCTGTGGTCAACAGGGATCTTGCTTTCGGGGTCAGGGCTCTCATAGCCAGTTTAGGTTTGAAGCCATCCATGACTAAATCTCCCGCCATGCTTTACAATAAGAATTGCGGCACACGCTATCGCATCAACTTCCGTGCACCGTTCCGCGTATTCAGGCTGGAGCGAAAGGCGCAGCGCCAGAACCTCAACGTGAGGCCTACTACCAGAAGGCACTTTATCAAGGCAGTTGAGAGAGTAGAGCCGCGGCTTGTACGCTGCATCACTGTAGACGCTTCGAACAAGTTGTTCCTTGCTGGCTCTTGCTTAATCCCGACACACAACTCGTGGGCTCTTCTTCTCGAGTGCCTTAGATACACATATTTGCCGACCTTTCACGGGATCTTGTTTCGGCGAACCTACCCTCAGATAATGAACCCCGGCGGCCTGTGGTCAACATCGCAAGATATATTTCCGTCAGTTCAGGCAAGGGGGTTGGTCACAAAGCTTATGTGGGAGTTTCCATCTGGTGCAACGATTAGCTTTAAGCACATGCAATACGAGGCGGACAAGATTCAGTATCAGGGCGCACAAATCCCGTTTATCGGTTGGGACGAGCTTACCCACTTCACTGAGGGGCAGTTTTTTTACATGCTCTCTCGGCTTCGCTCTATGTCTGGTGTCCGAGGCTATGTGCGAGCCACTTGCAACCCTGATGCAGACTCTTGGGTTGCTGAGTTCATCGACTGGTGGATAGCTGACGACGGTTATGCTGATCTCAGCAAAGCCGGAAAGTTGCGCTGGCTCCTGAGGCGCGGTGACGTGAAAAAGTGGTACGACACGAAACGAGAGGCTCTCGAAGATAATCCAGAAGCCGACGAGGGGGACCCGAAGAGCGTTACTTTTATTCCTGCATCAGTCTATGATAACAAGGCGCTCCTTCAAAAAGATCCAGCATACTTGTCCAACCTGAAGGCTTTAGGCTCCGTCGAACGTGAGCGGCTTCTGGGAGATGCAGAGCGGGGCGGGAACTGGCATATCAAAGCCGGCGGGACGCTCTTTAAGCGTGAGTGGTTCCAGATTATACCGCAGGCTCCAGAGAAAATGATGGGTGTTTGCAGATTCTGGGACAAGGCCGCAACAGAGCCAGCCCCTGGCAAAAATCCTGACTGGACTGTTGGCGCCAAGGTTGGCTTCAAGGACGGGCAATGGTTTATTCTGGACGTGCATAGGTTCCAGAAATCTTCGTTCCACGTGGAACAGTTAATCAAGCAAGACGCAATTATGGACGGGTTTGAGTGTCAAATCCGAATGGAAGAGGAAGGGGGCAGCGCAGGAAAGGACAACATTTCGAGCTATGCCCGGAACGTTCTGCCTGGCTTTGACTTTGATGGGATACGCTCGACAGGATCCAAAACCGTAAGAGCTCAGCCTCTGGCTCGAGCAGCAGAGGCCGGCAACGTCTTTTTGGTTCAGGGCGAATGGAACAAGGACTTTTTGGATGAAGCTGAGAGCTTCTCGGAGACTTGCGAGCATGATGACCAGATTGACGGCGTAGACGGAGCTCTCAATCATCTTGCGAAGCAGTTCCTTGACCCCGGCTTCACGGGGGCGGCCCCATCGACGGCGAATGTTGAGAAATGGAACTCGCAGATTCTTGCAGCTTATGAGAGCATTACTGACCCGAAAGAAAAAGCGGAAGCATTTGAGAAGCTCCGAGAGGCGGGACTGATATGACAGAGCCGAAAGAGAAATCAAGAGCGCTGAAGCGCATAGAAGAGCTCCTGGCGAAAAAGCAGGAAGAAGAAAAGGCTGTTCTTGACGGACGATACCACGAAATTGAGCCGATAGAGACAGAGTCCGAGCGTTTCTCTCGAATTATGCAGACCCGCAGCGCTTGGAAATAGTGAAATAATGGTTTGACAACCTCAGGGCAAATGATATCGTTCCGGCAACTTAAACATGGAGGTGAGGGATGAGATGGGACGACAGCATAGACGGTGAGCTTGATAAACTAGATGAGCTTGCGAACAACGGATGGGCGTGGCACTTTCCTGGCTGGCAATGGGTAGCAGATAGACTTAACGAGGAATTTAAGAACGGAAGGACGGCGAACGCTTGCAGGATGAAATTCGAGAGGGCGTTCTGCAACAAGTTGAAAGATGCCAAAGATTGAATTGATACAGGGTAACTGCCTTACCGAAAGCGACAAAATAGAAAGCGGTTCAGTTGATTTGATATTGACTGATTTGCCTTATGGAAATATGAGAAACGCAGGATTGGACGGATGGGAAAATAATAAAACAGGATGGGATTTTGCTATTGAACCAAAAGCAGTTTATGAAATAGCAAATCGGATACTTCGCAAAAATGGCAAAATGGTTTTATTTAGCCAAGAACCATATACAAGTAAAATGATAAATGAAGCGATTGCGAATATTCCTTTAAATTATAGAATGATTTGGAAGAAAGACCATTTTGCAAATGCGTTGATTGCAAAAAAAGCACCAGTAAGTTACTTTGAGGACATTATTGTTTTTAGTAAGATTCACGAATTTGAACTATTACACCCACTTAGAGAGTACTTTAAAACTGTGTTTGATTACATTGGGCATACAAAGAAAACTATAATTGAGCAGATAGGACAACGAGCCGACCACGTTTTTAGATTTAAAAGCTCACAATTTGATTTATGTACAAATGAAACTTACGAAGCTTTGATTTATTACTACTGTATAGATAGCATGGAGGGATTTAAAAGCTTTGATGAACTCAGCGAAATTAACGCAACCTTTAACGCAACCTTTAACCTTTGGGAAGGTGGTAAATATAAAAGCAATGTACTTGAATATAAAAAAGATTACAACGGCTACCACCCAACCCAAAAGCCTGTTTTATTGTTGGAAGATTTAATAAAGACTTTCAGCAACGAAAATGATTTAGTAGTTGATTTAACTATGGGAAGTGGCTCAACTGGTGTAGCCTGTCTAAATACAAATAGAAAGTTTATAGGCATCGAAAAAGACCCAGAGTATTTCAAGATTGCAGAGAAGCG